TATGAGGTCGCTGTCATGCAACACATGAGGGATAGGGGTATCCCGATTTACGCCGCGCCGACCAATGCTTCGCAGGCACGTATCGATGGCATCATGGCTCCTATGGGCCGGATGATCCAAGGGAAGCCCGGATTTATGATCCATAAAAGGTGCCGCTTGCTTCGCGCTGGCCTTGCGGGTAAGTGGCGGTACAAGAGACTGCAAGTTTCAGGGACGGACAGGTACACCAGTGTTCCTGAAAAAAATAAATGGTCGCATCCTTGCGACGGTCTTGGGTATTTGTTGACAGGCGGTGGAGAATACCGGATGCTTCAAGGTAGAGGCTCCGGCAGGTCCGCACGATTGGCAAAACAGGCCCTCAGTAACAAGCCTATCAACGGCTTTAAACGATTCAACCCTGTAACCCGGTGACGTGATGAAGCTTATTCAAAGCATGGAAACAAATTTTGACTTTGAGACAAAAAGGTGGACCTACTCTATCATTCTGGGCGGGGAGGAGGTCGATGCGCACCAATTTGACGGCGATGCCCCAACCCCTTTTATGGCAATGATGGAGTGCCTGCGTTTAATGAAAAAAGAGCATGACGACCTGAAACGTGTTCCAGAGAATTTCCTGATTGTTGTCGCGCATGATCGGATGAAGACAATCGAAAGGTTTATAGACGTATGACATCTGAAAAAATATTATTATTAGGCGTGACCGAAGACGGGGTGAATTACTCCGTTATGAGATTTCAGGAAAACCCAAGGAGCCGGGAGTCCGGTAAGTCTTGGCGGGATTTTGCGCGCAAGGAACCCGCAAGGTTAAAGCTTGGCCCTCCAATGGACCGCATAACCGAAGACGACCGCCAGTGCATGATCGACGAACTGCTGGAATTATTGACGAGCATGGATATCGTTATTATCCCGCGCAAACACGCAAACATTATGTTTTCCAGCTGTGGGGAAATGAAAGTCTTTCTGGATAGATTCGGCTTCAAGTCGCGGCTCTACGACGTTCAGGATGCGTATGTCTGCGAAAAACAAATGCCTTGGCAGGGGGATGAAGATCATGGGTAAGTACGAAAGGTCGCTGGACTTAATCACAGACGATGAACAGATATTAAGTGGCAAGGCTCAGATTGACTACATGAATGAATTGGAGTCCATGTGCGAAGCCTATGACCGGGTTATCCTGCCTTCTGAAATCGCCCGAACCGTGTTTTCTCATCGCAAATACCTTGAAAAATTTGCCTACCGTAGAGGGTTTACCATTCAGTTTGGAATTAAGGAGAATTCTTTTATTTTGGATCGCGTTGCCGATTCAAGTCTTACCAAAGTAGTTGACGAAATACTCAAAAACCATAAGGAGGCCGTATGCCAGAAGATCGAGAAGAACAAGAAGGGAACGACGCAACTCCGGGACCGGAAGATAATTCCTTGAATAACGGAGCCCCGGATAAAATGGAGCCGGACGATACCGATGCAGACGGACAGCCCAACCCACCGGAGCATGAAAACGGCGTGCGCGAGCCTGTACCAATCACCCCTGAAACCCCTTGGGATGTGGTCGAGGTCATGGAATCTATTCCGGATGCCGCCGACCCCCATGCCTATTTCTATTTCAATGGCAATCCGATTGTCATTGCGAGTGGTGGGTTCTGGGGGAAACATGAAGGCAATATCCAGAAGATGCCTATCCACGTTCTGCGTTGACAGAAACCTGAAATTGCCCGATACTATTTCGGGTAGTTGGTTGAGAGGTGGGGCGTTACTCCTATTGCGCCCCACCTTCTCTTAACTTTTCCGGAGGATATAATGACAGACGGAATGAAAACCAGTGAGTTTGCCCTTGCTGGGGCTGGACCTTGGGCGGCTACACTTGCCAATTGGGTGCAGACCGGCAACTTGGACTGGCGGTTGTTATTGGCAACCGCAATTATGAACCTTGGCTATGCTGTCAGTCGCGGCATGGCAAAATCGGGGTAATATGAGAACATTATTTTTCCTATGGATGCTGATTTTCTTGGCGGGCTGTACTGAAATAGGCGGTCTGGAAATCGATGATGGTCGCGGTAACACGGTCAAGTGGTCGATGCCGGACGAAAACTGCCTCCAAGTAGGCGAGTACACCAACACCAAGGGCGTGAAGGTCAAAACCCAGCGCATTAATGACGGCTGTACCCCGATCAGTCAGGAATAAGTGCCAGCGCATCTGGGAATACGGAACGAATACCGCACGTTTTTTGTGGTGTTCGCCGAAACCCACACCCAGCGCGTCTGGTCGTCCGTATGCAGTAAGGGGTTTCGTCATTGCTGGGTATTCTGGGCGAATTATGTCGGCTCACCCGGCTTAATGACACCCAGAAACACCGTCAAGGTAGAGGGCCAGCTTTCAAATATCGACGTCGATGTTTGGTATGCTGACCCAAAAGAAGTCGCGGCGGCGTTTCTCCCTCTTTCTACCGATATTCTTATGATCACTTTGCCCTTCAAGTCCTCCTTTAAGCTCAGGCCGAGAGGAATAATCACTTGCGTTTCAATAGTGAAAGCTGTTATGGGTATACATAAATGGGGGGTTATCCTACCCCACCAGCTTCATGGTTGCTTATTAAAACGAGGGGCCAAAAGTCTTAAAGGGGAATCTCATGGTAACTGATATTGTGAATTTATTTCGCCCCAGCGACAAGCCGACGGTTTCAGCGGGAGCGGACAAATCCCAAAAAGAAGCCGCCGAAAAGCTCAAGCTTGCCGAGGAAAAGGAAAGACGCGAAAAGCAATCCCGCGACAAAGTGCTGGCGGCAAATCAAGGAAAGCGCGGACGCGGTACTCTGTTCCAGCAGTCCGGGGAGATAGGCGTACCCAAGGAAAAATTGGGGGCTTAATGCAACTCACACCAGAACAGCTTATTACCCGCGCAAATTTAGCGGAGCAGACGAAGCAAACTTGGATTCCAATGCTCCGGGACGCTTATGAGTTCGCCCTGCCCATGCGAAATCTGTATGAGCAGACACACCCCGGCACAGAAAAGATGGATCGGGTGTTCGACTCCACCGCAATCAACTCCACACAGAAATTCGCAACCCGAATGCAGGCCGGTATCGTCCCGCCGTTCCAAAAATGGCAGACCTTTGAGCCGGGGCCTGAGACACCAGAGAAAATAAGGCCAGCCGTCCTCAAAAAGCTCCAGCGTGTCCGCGAGCAGTTCTTCAACTTGATCCATACTTCAAATTTTGATACAAGCTCCTCCGAGTTCTTCATGGACTTGGCCTCCGGCACAGCGATCATGCTGGTTTTGGAGGGTGACGACCGAAACCCGATCCAGTTTACCGCCGTCCCCAATGCTCAAGTCAGCATGGATGAAGGCCCGATGGGAAGCATTGATGGGGTGTTCCGGACCCACACGATCCCATTGAGAAATGTCGAGGCGACATGGAGCGATATTTCAGGTGAAGGTAAGGCCGACATCGCAAAGCAGTTATCAGAGAATCCCAACGGGAAAATAACCCTGCTGGAAGCGACCTATTTCGACCATAAAGCCGATAAGTTCAGGTATGAGGTTGTCATTAAAGGCTTTACCACCGACCCAACGGTAGGTGCGGTGCAGGGGCAAAATACGGAAAGCAAGGCAAACCGCATCGTGGAGAGGGAGCTGGAAGAAAGCCCTTGGATTATCACCCGATGGATCAAGGTCGCCGGGGAAGTATTCGGGCGAGGGCCTTTATTGTTTGCCCTTCCTGATATCCGAACCGCCAATAAGGTCAAGGAAATGATCTTACAGCGGGCCTCTTTCGATGTCGCTGGGATGTGGGCGGCGGTCGATGATGGAGTGCTGAATCCGTTTACGGTCGAAATTGCCCCCGGAAACATTATCCCGGTAGGGGCCGCCAACAGTCTCCAGCCTTTAACGCCATCCGGGAATTTTGACGTTTCCCAGCTTATTCTCGCCGACCTGCAAGCCAGCATCAAGCAGGCGTTGTTGGATCGTGGTATCCCGGACGAAACCGCATCTGTCCGGTCGCCGACGGAAATCGTCGAGCGAATCAAGGAAATGCAGACTGATATCGGCTCCCCTTTTGCCCGTATTATGTCTGAGCTTATAATCCCCCTGACCAACCGTGTTTTGGGTATCGGATCACGTAAGGGCTTGATCGACACAAAAATTATAGTGGACGGCAAGCGCGTCAAGATCGTTCCAACTTCACCATTGGCAACCCAGCAGAATCTCGACGACCTGCAAACCACCGTCCAGTGGTTGCAACTCAATACAGGTATGGGTATGGATATCGCCGGTATGGGTATCAAGATTGAAGACTTCCCGGCGTGGTCAGCGGAGAAGCTGGGAGTCGATCAGACGTTGGTGCGCGATGATGTGGAACGCGAAACGCTACAGAACGCGGTCGCCCAATTGATTGCCCAAGCGCAACAAGCAAACCAACCCCAAGAGTCCGAGCCACAGGCCGCATAATGAGTCAACCAACAGCGAAGGTTCCGTATGAAGTGCAACTTGCTCAATACCGGATCAATAAAATGTTTTCGGATACGTTCAAGACCACCGCAGGGAAAAAGTGCCTTGAGTATATGAGGCAGAATCATATCGAAAAGATGTTTGAGAATACTTGCTTTGTGGAGGCCGGTACGCCTTACCTTGCAGGCCGGGCGGCGGTAAATAATTTTATTCTGGATATCTACACGAAAATAAAAAGAGTCAAAGACGGTCCCCCAAGTCCGCCAGATGGAGAGAAAAATGTTTAAGCTGTTACTTCCTTTTTTGATTGATGCCCCAGCGGCTCCCCCTGCCGAACCCCCCGCTTTTGAAGGCGCACCACCCGCAGAACCGCCCGCAACACCACCCGCAGAGCCTCCGAAGCCGGGAGTCATGGGGCAGGCATTAGAGGGCCAGCCCCCCGCAGAACCGCCGAAGCATCCAGCGGAGGGTCAGCCTCCAGCGGAGCCGCCCAAACCCGGAGAACGCCCTGAGTTTTTACCGGAACAGTTCTGGGATACCGAGAAAAAGACCCCAAAACTGGAGGAGATGAGCAAAAGCTATAACGAAATTCGCAAGGCCCACAACCAGCTTTTGAACGATGGCCCCGGCAAGCCTCTGGAAAAAGCGGAGGACTATCTTAAAGATTTTACTCCTCCTACCAAGGGAATTCCTGAAAAGGAGGGCGAAGAAGGGCCTGACTTGGATCGTTTTGGCGACCTGAAATCAGACGACCCAGCTTTTAAGGCTGTGGCGGCTGGGGCAAAGGCGGCTAATCTGTCCAAGGAGCAGTTCGATAAGTTCATGCCTGCCGTCATGCAGGCGATGAATGGATATCTGCCGGAGCCTCTGGATGTCGAAAAAGAAATGGCGAAGCTTGGCGACAACGGCCCCACTATGGTAAAAACGAATGTGGATTGGGCGAATGCTCTGAAAAACAACGGGGTTATCAATGAGGATGAGCATGATCTTTTGTTTCAATTCGGATCAACATCCTTGGGAGTCCAGCTATGCGACAAGCTTCGGGTGAACAGCGGAGAGAAGTCGATACCGCTCACGCCATCAGTCAACACCGGAGTCAAGACCCCGGATGAATGTCGAGCAATGCAGGCCGATCCGCGTTATACTGAGGATGGCCCGGCTGGTGACGCATACCGAGCCGAGGTTGATTATGAGTTCAAACGAACATTTGGAGAATAGGTCATGGATGAGCGAATGGTTGCTGAAATTTTGGGGGTTTCAAAGGCCGTCGATACCGACTGGTTTGCGGCTGATATCGACCGGATAGACGGTTCATCTTTTAAGCCGGTGTATCATATTATTGACGTAAGCCTCCCAACGTCTGCGGTCCTCAATGTCATACGGTCTGGCGATCAAACGCTAACAGAAGCCCTAAACGCAGGGGTGGCGTTGGCGGCGGGTTCGGCCTACAGGTTTTCGATCAAGCTAAACCCCGGAGATTCCTATAATCTTCAATATACGGGGATCGCTGGCCCTCAGCTTGTAACTTGCAGGATCGCTGAATCACAAAACCCATAGGGTAACTATATGTCTTGGAACCCAGCAGGATATCGAGGAAACAACCCCCAAGGTGGCCCTTCATCCTTTAGTCCCGCCGACATAGCGGGATTAGAGGCGTGGTGGGATGGTCGTGTTGGTATTACTACAACGGGGCCGGGCGTTTCGCTTTGGGCAGACCAATCCGGAAATGGTAATGATTTACTCCAAAATACGGGCGCAAATAGACCCGTTGACCAAGGTGATGGTTCTATCTTATTCAATGGTGTCGATCAGTGGATGGAGGACACCTTCACTTTAGCAAAACCCAACACTGTTTATATCCTTGCTAAACAAATCTCATGGACTAATAGCGATATAATCTGGAGTGGTCAAGGCGGGTTTTCTGCCTATTTACACCAAACGGGATCAACCCCCGAAGTTACCGTTAGGGGATTTTCTGCCGGTCCCAGCCGTATATCTGGATGGACTTTAGATACTTACGCCACAATAACTTGTGTGGTGAACGGGGCATCGAGTGCGATAGTACTTAACTTAGATACTCCTGTCGGTGGAGATATTGGAGCTGGCCCTGATATGGATGGATTTGTTCTGGGTGCTTATGTGGCAGGAGCCACACCATCAAACGTCCAAGTAAAACAAGTATTAGTATATTCTGGTGCGCATACGTTTGACCAAGCAACTAGTGTTGTGAACTATCTGAATGCGATTTAAGCGCGAATTATTCTAACCAACACCCAAAGGAGAAACATGAGATTGATTATCGAGCAAGCAACGGCGCAGGCCGTAGTAGACTATCTCGCAAAACAACCCTACAACCAAGTCGTTAACCTGATCCCGGCAATGACTCGGCTTGAGCCGTATCAAGAACCATCCCCAGCGGGAAGCATGGAGGAGACACAGCCGCCCCCATTGGTAGAAGTAACGGAAATGGCGCGGAGGGTTCCGGGAAAGGAACGGGAAAGGGTGTTGACAAATAAGGGAAGCTGATCTATCTTTTCAGGGAAGGACCGCCTTGGTCTTCTAAACCGGGCGCAATCCCTCCCTATTTTTTTATTTAAACCGACCCGAAAATAAGTCGGCAATCCGCGCTTTACGGACCCGTCCAAAAAATTTGGCAATCGGTAGTGTTGTAGAACTTTCTTGCAAACCTACTTTTTGGAGATTGCCAAATGTCTCGTACATTAGCGGCTAACGCAGTAGCACAGTTTGACGGCGAGGTAAAACAAGCCTATCAAAAGGGCGCGTCCCTTCGCGGCACGACCCGCGTAAAGACCGGAGTTATCGGCTCCACCCATAAATTCCCAACCTTCGGCAAGGGCCTTGCCACCCCGCGAATCCCGCAGACCGATGTTATCCCGATGAATGTCTCTCAGTCTGGCGTAACCGTCACGATTGAGGACTGGAACGCACCGGAATACACGGATATCTTCGACCAGCAGAAAGTCAACTACTCGGAGCGGGCTGAACTCGCTATGACCATTGCGGACGCAATCGGTCGCCGGGAAGATCAGTTGATTATCGACGCGCTGGAAGCGGCCCGTGTTGCTGGCGGACTGGCTGGGTCAGTCGCTATCTCTACTGCCGCTCTGACGGTCGCGGAATTGCGGACCACCGCAAAGCACCTGAACAACCAAGGCGTTCCAAAGCGGGACCGGAATCTCGTCTGGAGTCCGACCGCAGAAGAACAACTCTTGGGAACGACCGAAGTATCCAGCGCAGACTTCAACACCGTCCGGGCCTTGGTCATGGGCGATATTGATACTTTCGTTGGGTTCAAGTTTCACATGATCGAAGACCGCGATGAGGGTGGCCTGCCGGTTCCGGCTGCCAACGAAAGGCGATGTTACGCCTATCATGGTGGTCGCCGAGGGTCCGTCGGTATTGCGATGGGGATTGAGTTTCGCACCGAGGTTGACTACATCCCTGAGAAGACTTCTTGGCTGTCCAATGGTCTTTTCGCGGCAGGTGCAGGTGTCATTGATCCTTTGGGCTTGGTTGACATCCATTTCGACGAAGCTCCGTAAGCCGTAAGGCTTGCGGTACTCGTCCTAAACTATTCAATCTTTCACTTGAGGTAATAAGATGGCTTTTGACATCAGTAAATTCACGCCAATCGGCGGACAGGGGCGAGCAGGTGTGGCCCCTGCTCTTTATGCCTACACCGACACCGCTTCTCTCGGTACTATCAAGGGCGCGGGGTATTTCAATGCTCTGCGCGATCAGGTCTACAAGGATGATGTGATGATTACGATCACGGATAGCGGGACAACCGCCGTCCTGACGATCATCTTCTTCTTGCTTGTGCCTGCGTCACCGCTCACCACCAATGTAACGGTTGTGACTGCCGATATCAGCGCGGCGTAAACACTGGATTCCCCGCCTTCGGGCGGGGTTTCTTTTAAACCCCAAGTCCAGCAAGGAATTTTATGTTTATCACTTCTCAATTCGGCCCCGCATCCATCCAAGGCCCGAAGGTTCCGCGAGCATTTTCTTACGAAAACAACGACGATACGCTGGACGAAATCAAACAGCCCGGATATTTTGACGCTCAGAAATTGGTTATCCGTGAAAATACCCGTATTGATGTCGTCGCCAAGGACTGTTTTGGCAGTATTTGGGTCGCAGGGGTATTTGAGGGGAAGCTGTGCGTTTACAAGAATGACCGGCGCACGAAACGCGGGGATATTATGAAGCCTGTCGACAAAGAAGAAAAGAAAACCAAAGCCGCATAGGGGTAAATCGTGACGCTGACTGATATTGATATTTGCTCAAACGCATTGGTTCGTATTGGCGACTCACCGATCAGCTCCTTCATCGAGTCTGATGCGGCCCGGTCCTGCGCGGCGATCTATCCTTTCGTGAAGCTGGATATTCTCACGTCGTATCCTTGGCGGGTCAACATGAGGAAGTCCGACCTTTTGAGCCGGGACCAGACCGGGCCGACAACGGAGTATAAGTATTCCTATCAGCTCCCGACCGACATGATCGGGACGATCAGGAAAGCGTTCAACAGCAAAAACACCCCGGCAGGGCCACAACCCCATTTCCAAGGCTATGAAATTTACGGCAGGAAGCTATACTCCAACGCCGAGCAGGTTTTGGTCGATTATCAGATCGACGTAAACGAACAGACGATGCCTTACTACATGATTGAACTGCTCATCCTTGCGACCGCCGCCGAGATCGTACTGCCTGACACCGATCGTCAGACTCTTGCCGAATTTTTCACCATCAAGGCGTGGGGCCTTCCGTCTGAAAACAAACGCGGCGGGCAATTCAAAAAAGCCACTCTGATGGATTCCCAAGGGCAACGACCCCCCAGAACTACAAATTTCCCACTGACCGCCGCGCGACAGGGGGGCTAGATGCCTAGAACGCATCCCGTAAAGACAAACTTTACACGCGGGGAAATAGACCCCAAGGCGCAAATGCGCTCTGATACCGTCGCCTTCCAGAACGGAGCCGATAAGATCAGGAACGCCCTCCCTTTCCCGCAAGGGGGTGTGCGTCGGCGTGACGGGGGCGAGTTTATAGACACGCTCCCACCGGCAAGTGCGCCAACGCTCCCGGCCCTTCCGGTCGCAAGGGTTGTTCCTATCGGGAACGTCCGTTTGATACGTCACAGGTTCTCCTTGACTCAAATCTACCTTCTGGTGCTGACGGTCGAAGTCCTTTATATCTACCGCGATGGAGTATTGGTGTTTGAGCAGGCGCACCCTTACGCCGAGGACGAAATCCCGGAGGTGAATTGGGCTGGGAAGGACGATTCGGTATTATTCTTTCACCCGGAATTTCAGATAAGAAAGCTACAGCGGCAAGGAGCTGATACGTCGTGGGCCTTTACGACCTTCACTATCACGAACCCGCCGACTCTGGTTTTTGACAACACGGCCCTTGGGACCGTTACGCCGTCGGCAACAACCGGGACTATCACCCTTACCTTCGGGACCGCGCAGGGCGGTGCGGCGGATATCGGGAGATATGTTCGGTTCAACGGGGGGTTTGCGAAAATCACCGCCTTCCCGGACCCTACCTATACCGCAGAAGTCCAGAGCGACTTCACAGACACAAGCTTGCAGGAGCAGGGGTTTTGGACCAAGGAAGAAGAAGCCTTTTCGTCAGCTAAAGGATGGCCCGTGTCCGGCGCATTCTTCCAAGGTCGCCTCTGCATCGCTGGCGCAAAGAGCGTCCCGCAGTTATTCGCCACATCGAGAAGCGGAGTAATTGAAGACTTTTTCGCCGGGAACGCAGACGCAGACAGCGGGATCATTATTCTTGGGGATTCTGAGGAGATCACCACGTTCAACCAGATTCGTGTCGGCAGGCACCTGCAAGTTTTTGGTGACGATTCAGAATGGTATATCCCTATTTCGGAATCAACTGCAATTACTCCAGCAAATTCGGTTCTAAGGAAAACAACGGAGGTCGGCTCCAAGCCCGGTATTAGGATTTTTGAGGTAGACGGGATTGTATATTTTCTGCAAAGAGAGGGTGGGGCTTTGCGCGACTTTAGATTCACAGACAAACAGGCCGCCTATGAATCGGACCCTGTTTCATTGCTATCAAGCCATCTTGTGCGCGATCCGGTTGACAGCGCATTCAAAAAAGCCCTAGATACAGACGACTCAAATTATATCTGGCACATCAACAGCGACGGGACAATCGCGGCGTTTTGTGTTCTTCGGTCAGAGGAGGTCAACGCATGGTCCCTCTTAAACACGGAAGGCTCTTATAAAAATGTAGCTGTTCTGGATCAGGACACCTACATGGTTGTGGACCGCGTGATTGACTCGTTCTCTGTTAAGTTTTTAGAGAAATTTAATCCAAGCTTAAAGTATGATGCGGGCGTGATAGTTTCGTCCGGTGGTCCGTACACGCAGGCGACCGGGCTGGGCCATCTTGCCAACGAGACAGTGGGGCTGACACTCGACAATGCGTATCAGGGTGAATTTACCGTAAGTGCTGGTGGCGTGCTGACGTTCCCAAGGAGTGCGAACACCTATCAGCTTGGCCTTCAATTCCCGCTGGTGGAGGGCGAAACGGAGAACCGGGTTTTGATCCGCACCCTGCCCGCAGACCTTCTATTGCCGGAAGGCTCGACAATGGGGCGCAAAAAGCGAATTGTAAACGTGCAGGCGCGGGTTGTGGATACAGAATCATTTCTGATTAACGGGAACCGGATGCCGTCACGGCAATTCGGACCCAGCCTGCTCGATGTCCCGATTACGCCGATATCAGATGATATTGAAATAAGAGGTATTCGCGGATACACTCGCAAGGGGCAGATAGATATCAGCCAAGACAAACCTTTCGCTCTGACTCTTTCCGGTCTGGCGTATGACATAGCGACTTAATTATGGACTCAATGACGGCTCTTTTTTCAAAGCAGGGGGCAACGGCGGCGGGTGATACCGTTGTCGGCTCAGACGACTTTGGAACCGATGGGGCATTAAAATCGCAGGGGGCAAGCTCCAGCAACCCATTCGCCAGCATGGGTGATCCTTTCGCCGAGGGGGCGTCCCAAAATGTCCCTTTCGTCGGGCCGACGGTCAGTATATTCCAAGCGTTCAACGATGAGCGCGATGCAAGGCGAACCGCGTCAAGGCTCGACTTTAACGCCCGGCAAGAGGAGCTTAAAGGGAAGGCGCAAACGGTATCCGCGCTCAGGACGCTCAACGATGCGCAGGCCAACAACATTGTCGCCGGGTTTACGTCCGGCGGAGGGATTTCAGGGTCAAGGGGCCGTGTGGCGCAGGACGTTAATCGGGATGCTAGCTTGGCGTTTACGTTAATCAGGACCAACGCTGAAATCAAGGCTTCCGACCTGAAACAGAAAGCCAAAATAATCAGGAAAGTAGCAAGGTTTGACCGTAACGTAGCAATAGGGAAATCATTATTCCGGTTCGGCTCTGATGTAGTATCAGCAGGCGGAGGAGGGGGCAAGTAGTGGCAGAATCAAAATTCACAAATATACAGCTTCCGGGGCAGGCCAGCTTGCCGGTCGTCCAGTCTACCGAGGTTGACGGGTTCTTTGAAACCAGCACCCGGCTTGAAGGGGTAGCCCAGCAGAACTTCAAAGACAAGGATGAAGCCGAAGTTGTCCGACAGGGGATCGTTGACGGTCAGCAAGGGAAGTTTAATACAGACTTGCTATACGCCCCCACCTTTCGCGGGAAAGCCTACACGGGGGCCGCGCAAAAAAGTTTTCTCGATACGGTTGAGTTAAATGCGACCAAGAGAATGCAGGAGATCATCGCAGAGAATCCAAACGATCACGATAAAGCCAAGAGCCAGATATCAGGATATCTCAATGGAGTGGTTGGCGGCTTCCCGCCAAATATCCGGGAACGACTCGGGCAAACATTTCTCCTTAAATCTCAAGTACGGGCGAATGTCGGTCTGAACGGCCTCCGAACCGCAGAGCGCAAAAGACAGGTTATGCAGGAGGAGGTAAACGCGCTCCAGAAAGATAACCAGCGGTCCGTCGATGTTGTTGCAAACGCAGAACACGTTTTTGATGATGATCCACGTATCTCCCTTAAAAGCGTCGCCGCAATCGTTGAACAGCGGTCGCAGATTACATCCGACTACGGGGCCGAGATCACGGACCCGGATGGCAATGTAATTGGAGCGCACAATCCGGCGTTCCGGGAGAGAGCCTTACAGCAGTTTGATGCCGACACGTCCAACTCAGCAATCAAGTCGGCATTCAACAAAAACCCAAATAAAGAGGAATTTCTAAGGAAATTTGAAGCCAACGAAATAGACCTGACCGTAAAGAATGAAAAAGGCGGTGTCGCTCTGGACTTGCGCCCGGACGTCCGAAGAAAGTCGGCTCTTGTCAGATACATGACCGGAGTGATTTCCCGCGAGAACGTAGGAAGGAATGCCCAACTCAGGCAATTTAAGGCGGAGGTCAAGTCAGATATCAATGTCTTGAAAAAAGGAGGGCAACTAAGCGACAAAAAAATCGCCTTAATGAAAACCCGCGCCCATCAATTAGGTGACGAGGAATCCTTTGCCCAGATGTCCGATTGGGTCAGCCATAGCAACGATATGCACAGTATGTCGGTAATGACTCCAACGAATCTGGACGCTTTGGTGAGCGCAGAGCGGGCCGACTTGGAAGACCAGCGAGATTCAGGGGGACCGATATCCGCGACCGACGTTGAGCAGATGGTAGCCAAGGAGGAATTGCTTTCCAATATGACAACCGAGCTTAACAAAGACCAACTGGAGTGGGCGAATCATGTTGGGTTGGTTGAAACGACCCCAATCATACCGACCGCAGAGGAAACGATTGAGATCAACGGTCAGCAGGTCAGCCCGCAGGAGTTAATGAACAGGCGTATTGCTCAAGCGGAAGCGGTGGGGGCGCACTACGGCAGGCCACCAAAATACCTAAAGGCGGAGGAGGTTGAGGCGTTCCGTAAATTTCTGACCGACCGAAACACAAGTCCGGACGCAAAACTTGGATTTCTGGCTTCACTTGTGGGCTTTGGTGATCGACAGGACGAAGTACTTGCGGAAGTCTCCCCAAAATCTCCTGAGTATATGCACATCGCAGGGATGATGAAGCAGGGGGTACAACACGCAACCCTGTCCGATGCGATGGAAGGGCTTTCGATTATTCAGGGAACCGTTGAGGGTGGCGGTATTCGCGTCATGCGACAAGACTCCCTTGAAGCGCGGGAAGCCCACACCGTTATACTTGGCTCCGCGTATGAGGAAAGTCCTGAAACCCACAGGCAGGTGCTTAATACCGCCGAGGCAATCTACACAGCGAGGATGTTCAGGAAGGGGAAAACTGATCCGTCTGAGTTTGCCGATAACGTAGGGGAGTACGCGGTTGCCTTGCAGGAGGCATCCGGCGCGAATTTCATAGACAGCGATCAGTACGGAGGAATCACATCCTACCACGATAAGCACGTCCACGTTCCAAGCTGGTTTGAGGCGGGGAAGTTTCAGGATTTTATCGCAGAGATGACCGCCGACGACTACCGGGACGCGGCTGGTGGTGGCGCGCCGGTTATTCAGAGGGCTACAGGCGAAATCGAACAGATTGATATCGCAAAAGAGATAGAGGTTCATGGCGATGATATCAAGCTTATCAGTATCGGTGACGGGCAGTACATCGTTTCCAACGAAGCGTCCGGGACAAGCAAGATATACGGCGCACAAGCCGACCCGTTTAGCGATATCGCCGCCAGTCGTAATGGCTGGTATGTCCTTGACCTGAACAAGCTTTCGGGCGGCAGGCGGATACGCCACATGAAGTCTGCGAAAGCAAATATATTTGAGGAGGCCCAGACTACTATCGAGGAAACGGCTGAGAAATCAACCGCCACTTCCGGCGGGTCGCCTTTTGAGGGAATCGAGGAAACGGCACCGGAGTTAATCGAGAAAGGGAAAGAGGCTTTGCAGAAAGCCGGAGAATCTATTGAGGGGGCATCGCAATCCGTGAAAGATATCGTTGATAAAGCTCTGGGGTCGCTTGACAAATTGATGAAGCCGACCCCCGCCGCCGACACAAAGACTGACGATATTACAGGGCTTGGGGGCAACGCCCCACGCGGACTTAGAAACAATAATCCCGGTAATATCAAGCACTCAAATAATAAATGGCAGGGGGCTTCCCGCGACCAAAGCGACCCGACCTTTGTTAAATTTGATAAGCCTGTAGACGGCCTCCGGGCTATGGGCCGGGTGCTGATTAATTACAACAAGAATAGCGGGATCAAGACCCTTGAGGGAATCATAAAAAGGTGGGCTCCTCCGCAGGACAATAATGATACTGAGAGCTACATCAAGTCTGTTTCCCAGCGATCAGGCGTAAGCAGGAAGGCTAAGATTGATTTTTCAAGCACAGATGTTTTGGCGAAAATTATGGACGCCATGATTGTACATGAGAACGGGGAAAACCCCCACCCTATCGCCCTGATTAAGCAGGGTATCGAGAAGGCCAAAAAATGACTGGTATTTTCATGCAGACAGGGCAATCAAGAGGGAAGTTCCGCCGCGAGGTTGTGACGGGAACGGCGAAAAGCCCTCTGGAGGTCTTTAGTCTTTTGAAAGAAAATGCCATGCGCCAGATGCTTTCTATCTCCGAGGAAATCAACCTTGAAAAAACATACGACGACCGGATAGATCAGTTTGAGGGATTATCATCCCAAAGACTCCAAAACCCCTACACGACGTTCATCCCGGAAGCGCACCCGGACGGGAAGTTTGAGTTTAGCGGCAAGACCCTTGTGGACGTTCAGGTGGGATGGTTTGAAGGGCAGGTCGAACAGTTCCGGGAGTCTTTGCCGGAGGACAAGAGAAACGTAATCCCGAACTTCAAACAAGTGCAGGCCGGTATCCCATTAGCCGCCCAAGAGAGACAGCTTAAAGCAGACGAAGCGTTTGAGCATACGACATTGACCGGGAAAGCGGCGGGGATTGCCGGTGAGTTGACCGCGTTCATGCACGACCCACTGATACTGGCGACCCTTCCGGCAAACTGGCCTTCCTTGGCAGGACGATCCACCTTGCAGGCGATGGCGCGGGTAGGTCTGAGCGAGGCTTTATTGGCTGGCGGGAGTGAGGCATTAATCCAACCTATCGTTCAGGAGTTTCGCGGTCGCCTTGGTTTCAAAGATGCCGGTTTTGAGGCCGGGTTGCGGAACGTGATACTCGCTACCGGCGCAGGAGGTTTTCTTGGCGGTACTCTTGCCGGACTGAGCAAGCAGGGCGAAAAACTCTTGAAGCGCATCAAGGCGATCCAGTCCCAAAACTCGCGCACACTGGCGCAGGAAATTCTGGATAACCCGAACGCCACCCTTGAGGAACGTGCGCTGGCGGGGCAACTGGAGAAGGACGCTAACCAGACAGACGACAACCCTCTATGGCAGGGGCCGGAGCAACCGGAGCCACTGGCAGATATCGATAAGCCTAGAGAGGGAATCACTGAGCAGGATATTACCCCGGCGGAACAGAGAGCGGCGGCCCGCGCAAGGATAGATCAGTCCGTAGCCGATTTTGAGGAAGCGAAGCGAATATTCTCCGACGAAAAAAAGGCCAACGATGAAATCCTTGATAGCGGGGCTGATATTCCAGAGGAGCGGATTAAGATCGAAGATCAAGCGAGGGATAAAAGGGACCGGGCTAAAGCAAAACTTGATGAATCCGCCGCCGAAAGCCGAAAGGTCGAGGAAGAATTAGCAAAAGAAAAGGTTATTTTAGAGGTCGAGGCGCAAAGAGCGGCGGAAAAGGGGGAAGCGGGAGAGACTGCGGAGCGGACCAAAAGAAAACCAGACGAAGCTCAGCCGGACGCGAATCTTGCCCGGCTCCCGCCGGACCTTCAAAGGTCGTCACCTAAATACAATTTTGGCAGTAGGCCGATAGATTTAACTTTTGAAAATGATATTGCCAAAGCACTATTTGTAGTTGGGGGAAAAGGGAAAAGTAAGGCCCACGACAGGTTTTTGAAATTCCTGAAAGACGCGGGCGTTGAGAATATCGACCGGGAAGCCAAAAAGATACGCGCATCCATAAAAGCTCAAGCGAAGTCCGGGAGCGATTCTGCAACGGTTGGATTTAAGCGATCAGAGCCAGACCCCGCACAGCAGGCGGCGGCCCAAAAGGAACATGATGCCCGTACCATCGCCGCAGACGAGGCCGCAGAAAAAGGGGAGCTTCCTGATATTCCAGATGAACCCAACGTCCCTGCTTCCGGGGATGTTATTTCAACCCGGGCTGATAATTCTGGATCGACCGCAGAATTGATTGACCCGCGAGGGCTGAATGTCGATGCAGATCGTTTCCAGTTTAAGTCCGCGACCGACGAGGCGGGGGTTTCTGCCCGGCTGGCTGACGTGAAGGAATGGGACCAAACTAAAGCCGGGCTTACCCTTGTATGGGAAGATTCGGCTGGCAACCGGTTTATTGCAGACGGACACCAGAGGACCGGGCTGGCAAAGAAAATATTGGAGAGCAATCCGGATGCCGACGTAAGGTTGCTGGCGATTGTCCGCAAGGAGCAGGATGGATTCTCAGCCGAGGATGTTATGGTCGAGGCGGCAATGAAGAACATCGCCGAAACCGATGCCGTGACACCCCAGCTTGCTATCGATGCCGCCAAGGTCATGCGTATCCGCCCCGAAGAAATGGAAGGATTATTGAAGTCGCTTCCGCCAAGGTCAACGATGGTGCGGACCATATCAGGGCTGATTAATCTTTCAGACAAGTCGTTTTCCCATGTCATTAACCAGAAGATTTCGGCTACTCACGGCGCGATGGTGGCCCGGTTGGTGCAAGACCCCAGCCTTCAAGATGCCATCATGGATGTCCTGATTAGAGAGCAGGTTATCCGAAAGACTGACATTGAGGCCGAGGCTATAATCCGGCAGGCTAGAGAGGTCGGAACCCGCACGGAAGTACAAGAGAGTCTTTTCGGTGAGGAGGTTCTACAGACTTCCCTTTTTTCAGAGCGGGCGAAGGTACTCCAGAAGACCTTGCAGAAATTACGCAAAGAGAAGTCGGTTTTTAAGAATTTAGTTGCGAATAAGGGTAAGATTGAGCAGGAAGGCAATGCCCTAAAGACGGACACCAACCAGCAGATTGCCCAAGAGAGCGCAGTCGCCGTCGAATTACTGATGAAGCTGGCAAACAGAACGGGAGCTTTATCCGATGCCCTCACCAACGCCGCCCGGCTCGCGGGCGAAACCAAAAAGTTCGGCCCAGCCGTCGATCAATTTGTCGATTCAGTCAGAGAGGCAATTACACGCGGCGATTTTGAGGGGCTTGCAGTCGGCGGAGCTGGACGCTCTGACGAAGTATCGCCACAAGCTAGGGCGAACCCTGAGCAATCAACAGCAGTCCGGGACGTAGAAGAAGTTGAAGGTTTCGATGAAGTCAAGCCGGGAGCGGTAGGCCCTGAAATCCAGAGCAGGATATTTGATGAGGAATTGGAAACGATTGCAACGGACCCCGCCTTGGCTGAGAAAAAAATACCTGTGGAGGTTGTTGATCCGAATACAGGGAAAACGAACACCACATCAATCAAGGCGGGCGAAATCGCCGAGGAAGCCAAGGGCGATGATGATTTTCTAAACGGCTTGGCGGGGTGCATTAGAGGGGGTAGCGCGTGAGTTTTATTGACTGCTTAAACAGATCGGCACAGGCCGGGGAAGTGGACCCGCAGAGAGCGCAGGAAGCCAGAGACTTGTTTAGCGAGCTTATGGCTGACGGTAGTCGCTTTGATGAGGCCACAGCTTCACAGCGGACCTTTGATATCCTCCAGTTTCAAGCCTTCCAGCGCAAGCGTCAGAGGATGATTCAGCTCCGGGTAGCAGAGGCCCGGTTTCAGGAAATGAAGTCCTATCGTAACGCTCACGGCGAAAAAGACATGGCGGCAGGCCGTCGCGCCCTTGTGGATCGGGATGAGTTCGCTTCATACGACAATCTGGAGGCCCGGAGGAAGGCGATTTTCGGGCGAACCCAAGCGATCATCACTGATGTTCTGGTCAAGTTTCGGCGCAATCTGGTGGGCGAAACCCGCAACAAGGCCAGCCTTAGAAACATGGTGCATGAGTCCTTCGGGAGAGATACCGGGGATAAGGCCGCCAAAGAATTGGCGGGGGCATGGACCGAGGGGGCCGAGTTCCAGAGGAAACGATTCAACCGGGCAGGCGGGGCCATCCCAAAACACCAGAATTGGGGTATGCCTCAGACGCATAATACATTGAAGGTTAGAGAAACAACGATGTCCGAGTGGATAGACTTCGTGCGCCCAAAGATTGACACAGAGAAGCTGATCGACTACACGACAGGGTTCCGGTCGTCTGATAAAAACGTGGACCTTATTTTAAAAGAGGTCTATGAAAACATTACAACCAAAGGGTTTGGGAGTTTTGAGCCTTCATTGACCGCAGGCAAGCAGAAGGCAGCCAACCGCCGGGCAGAGCATCGGTTTCTACCATTCAAGGATTCCGAGGCATGGCTCCAGTACCATGACAGCTTTGGGGATGGCGATCCGTTTAGCGTGATGATGTCCCATATTGACGGCATGAGCCGGGATATCGCTATGGTGGAAACCTTCGGTCCTAATCCGGTCGCCATGCTGGAGTTCCTGAAAGACTCATCCATGCAAAGCGCGGTTCAAAAAGATGCCTCAAAATTAAAACGCAAAGGGGTGCTGGCCTTTAAGAATTGGGAGGACTACACGAGAAGCGTTAATAATCAAGCAGATAACATGGTTGATGCTTTTACCGGGAAGCTGAACCACCCGGTTAATGAGAGGGTAGCCAATGGTTTTGCTGGATTCCGGTCGCTCCATGCCGCCGCCGTCCTTGGCTCCGCTGTTATCTCGGCCTTGACCGACGTAAACTACCAGCGCATTGCCGCCCGCACAGCAGGACTCCCGCAGGCCCGCGTGATGCAGGAAACCCTTGCAAACATATTGACTTTGGACCCTGTTTCACGTGGAACAATGGCGACCCGATTAGGGTTGATTGCGGAGCAATGGGGTACGGTAGGATCAGCCCAGATGAGGTATGTCGGGGAGGTCGAAGGGCCAGAGGTAGCCCGCCGCGTATCTGATGCTGTTTTAAGGGCTTCCGGACTTTCCCCTTGGACTCAGGCGAACCGGTGGGGCTTCGGGCAGGCTTTCCTTGGCGATCTCGCGGACAATATCAGCAAGGAGTTCGGTGGCCTCCATCCAAATATGCAGACCATGATGAATAAGTACGGGATTACAAAGGCGGAGTGGGATATCATAAGGAAAACAGACCTTTACGATGCCAGCGTGGATATCGATGGATGGTCTGGACCCGGCACCCTGTATGTGAAACCCGAAAATATCACGAAAAGGACAGACCTTGCCCCGGAATTGGCGGATCAGGTAACGAATAAATTACTGCGTATGGTCCAGTCAGAGACAGAATTTGCCGTCCCGACTGTTTCCCTCAAGGGAAGGGTTCAGATTGTAGGGAACACTCGCCCCGGTACGTTTCAGGGGGAAGCAATGCGATCTGTAGCCATGTACAAGACCTTCGCCTTGACCATAATGAACACCCATATCAATCGGGTATTGTCTCAGCCGGGAGCGATGGCGAAGGGCAAGGCGGCGGCGGACCTTGCAATCAGCACGACCTTGATGGGAGCGATGGCCCTCCAGCTAAAGGAAGTCGTGAAGGGAAAAGACCCTCGCCCGATGGATGGTGAGGACTCAATCAAGTTCTGGACGGCCTCGCTGGTTCAGGGTGGCGGCCTTGGGCTGTTCGGCGACTTCCTGTTCAGCGATCTCAACCGTTTTGGGGGTGGTCTGGCGCAACAGCTTGCCGGTCCGGTGGCTCAATTCGGTGACGACGTGGTACGGCGGGCCTTCTTGGGGAATATATTTGAGTTTGCCGCAGGCGATGATACGAATTTCGGTCGGGAAATGGTAAGATTGATGCGCCGGTACACGCCCGGAGGCTCAATCTGGTATGCCCGGCTGGGTTATGAACGCCTCATTCTGGATCAACTGCAATTATGGGCAGACCCCAAGGCAAGGCAGAACCTAAGACAACAGCAAAGGCGGTTCAGGAGATCGACCGGACAAAGGTTCTGGTGGAAACCCGGAACAACAAGCCCACAAAGAACACCTGAATTGGAGTAGACGATGGCTAAGAAAAAAGAGCTGGAAGTCACGGGGTCTTTATTGCAGGACGTTTCTATCCCGGAGGTAGAGGATATGGACGGGGCCGTTGATTTGTTTTTGGGCGGTAGCCTTCCAAACGCGGCGACTGTATCCGATCCTTCGGACAAGGAAGTAAACGATTTTCTAAGGGGAAAGTAAAATGACAGTGCCATTCAATGACGCGATTGACATTTATACCGCCGCAGGCGGGGAACCAAGTTTCTCCTATACCTTCCCGGTTGATATCCCTATTGCTCCCGCTGGGCATGAGGTTATCGTGCAGAACAAGAGCGGTGGCCTTATAACGACTCTGGTTGAGAATGTCGATTACACTGTCACTGGCGCAGGCAACCCCGGCGGCGGCCTGATCGTTCTAGACACAGGCGTTTTCCCATCCGGTGCGGTTGCTGGAATCGTCTGGACTGTCTTCCGGCAAATCATTATCGCCCGCCCCACCGACTTCCAGACTTCCGGGGATTTCTTTGCGCTCGATGTCAATCTCCAAATGGATAAGCACACCAAGATCATGCAGGACATACAGCGCGACCTTGGGCTTTCTATCGCCCTACCCACAGGTTCCGGCTTGACCGGCGTTACCATCCCGCTTCCGGGAGCAAACGAGTACATCAAGTGGAATGCGTCTGGAACCAACTTGGTAACGGAATCCCTTGTGACGGTCGGAACAGCGACGGGCGTTGACGAGACTGACACAGACGCATCCAAAACAAAAATGACATCCAACCTGCTCGCCAAGAAAGCCAACGACACGGCTGAATGTCTGGTAGGTGTGCAGGTCGCCAGCTTCGCCAACCGGCTCCAGATTACTCAGGCGTTGACCACCGTAAGCCCCAAGGTCGAAGCCATTGGATCGGATACCAATATCGGCTGGGACTTGCGGACCAAGGGGAGTGGGGCTTTTGATATCACCGGGGCCATCGCTGAAAACAAGAGCGCGGATATCGTCACCACGACCACGATGAATGTCAGTGGAATCACCGGTAACTATTTCCATGCGACCGGGAACAATACTGTCAACGGATTCACCGGCAGGCGCGTCGGCTTTGAACTGACCGTAAAGTTTACCGGGACCCCGACGCTCACCCATAATGCCACCAGCTTTATCCTTGAAGGCGGCGCGAATATTATTGTCCCAGCGGGATCGGTCGGAATGTTCCGTTCTCTCTCTCTCAGCCCTGCTTATTGGCAGATGGTTGGATGGATGTCGGCGGACGGTCTTCCCATAGGCGGACTACCTCTCCCAGCGGATTATATTTCCGGTTTTGATTACATTACCAATGTTGTCGATGCAACCAATGACTTTGATTTTGGTCCCGGATCATGCCGGGATGATGGCGACACGACCAACATTGTTTTAGCCGCCGGGATCACAAAGCAGATTGACGCGGCTTGGGCGGTCGGCACAAACCAAGGGGCCTATGAGTCCGCCGCTGGGTTAGCAAATAACACAAGCTATCACGTTCACGTCGTAAAGAATTTAAGCACAGGCGTTGTTGATATCGCTATCGACATCAGCCCGACTGCCGCAAATTTCCACGCGGCGCAGGCCGACCATGTGTCGAGGCGTATTGGTTCAGTCCGGCGTGATACCGCCGCAAACAGAACCATGCACTCTATCGGCGGGGAAGTCCTTTATGGGGGAAGGGAGATTGTGGTAAGTGGTGCGCTTACTACTGGCGGAGCGACCCTGACGCTGAACACTCCCCCCGACGTTGAATGTATCGCCAGACTTACCTTTTCCGCCCGCAGAACGCTAGTCGGCACATCCTATGGGCTTCTTAACTCGCTGAATGCGGCTCTAATCCTGCCAACATCCTCACAGCACAACCTTGCCGTCGAAGGTGACGGCGGTATTGGCCCGGTGGCCCAAAACTCAAGCGAAGTATCGGTAATGACCAATAAAAGCAATGCAATCAGGGAGAGGGTGGACACCAATGCCAGTACAAATTGGGTAATCCAGCTACACGGCTACTATGACTACAGAGGGAGGAAATAATGACCGACGATGAGATAAAGAAACTCGCTAAGGAGATCGTGAAACAGAAAGGCGGGTTCTATGTCGAGCCGGAAAGCCACTACCAGCAACACGCACGACTGGACAAACTGCTCAGTATGTACGACTCGGTCAACAATATGTTCGTTAGGTCTATCTTGTGGATGGTGATTCTGGGTGCGCTGGGGCTGGCGGTGTTCTCAGTTAAGATGGGCTGGAGTAAGTAACTACGCCTTCCTCTTGCCCTTACCTTCCTTTAGCCATTTCTCACGCACACCAAAACGATAGCATACCGCCAGAATATAAGGCTCCTTGGGTGTCCGGGTTCCATGCTCAATCATCCTGATAAACTCGGTGGTACAGCCTATGCGCTCCGCGAACCGCTGGCGACTGATCCCTTCCTTCGCTCGGATTTCCTCAAATCGATTTCCAATGGATTGTGAATTTTTCATTTTGTTAATTATTTTCGGGACGGGTATTGACATTGATAGGAACAGGGTTGTATATTAAACATTGTTGCAAATAATATAAACCAAAGGAGGCCCCATGTCCATTGCAGATTTAGAGAAATACAAAGAATCTGGATCGTTTGCTCTTGACGACGTAGTACAGCAAAAGACCCTAATCAACGAAGTGTTTAAAGAGGTGATGAAGCCAGATATTCATTACGGCGTTATCCCCGGCACAAAGAAACCATCGCTCTATAAGCCCGGCGCAGAGCTTATAACGTATATGCACCGACTTTCCGCTTCATACGAAACAGAATACCGCGATTTTGAGGACGGACATAGAGAAGTGATTTCGACCTGCACCCTTACCCACATACCGACCGGGCAGGTGTGGGGGCAAGCGGTTGGCTCCTGTACGACGATGGAAGGGAAATATCGTTTCCGCACCGGGAATGTCAACGTTACAGACAAGCCAGTACCCCAACCCTATTGGGACTTGCGAAAAAAAGACCCAAAGGCCGCGCAAAAGATGATCGGCGGACCGGGCCACAGCACAAAAAAGGTTGACGGCGTTTGGATGATTACCGAGGCCGGGGAAAAGTGCGAGCATGACAACCCCGCCGACTACTACAATACCGTCCTAAAGATGGCTCAAAAGAGAGCGAAGACTTCCGCGACCATCGAGGCGACTGCCGCCTCTGATATCTTTACGGTAGACGTTGAGGATATGCCGGAAGTGATACCGGGAGCCGCTGAAATACTCAACAAGGAAACAGGTGAAGTTGTTGATGTAACGCCAGAGCCAGTAAAACCAACCCCAAAACAGGAGGCCCCGCCACAAGAAGACGACAGCGAAGCGGATTGGGCGCGTGAAGAAGCGCGAATTATGGCGGAGGAAGGCGGGGATAAATCTGCCTCCGAAGAACCGCCGAAGAATGAATATGAGGATCGCCCTCCTCCAGCTGGCATTAAAATATCCAAGGAGAAGGCTAAGATTCTGTACGCGAAATGGAAGAATATTCCAGACTTCGACGACAAAGCAAAAGACGAAGTGCTGGCTGATCTTGGCATTAAAAGCCTCTATGGCGTCCTTGAGTCTGAGTACGAGGACGTCAAGAAAAAACTACAATACTATTACAAATAGCCACAGTTCAGTGGCGGGGGTGGTATCAGGTAGTAAAGACGGACATGGGGCCTGATACCGCCCCTAAAAATTGAGGTGATAGCATGGCTTGTGTTTACTGCGAGTATTGCGATGGTTTGATTGACCTTGATATTGATGTCGAGCATTTCACTGACGAAGATTTTAAGGAGTGCGCGTTTAAGTCTGAGGACGACTTACAGTTCCGCATGGAAAGCCAGATCAAAGGCGAAAAGATAAATAGAGCTACCGGGAAAGAAGACCCCCGGAACCCTGATAAAAAATAACACTAAAAGGAGCTAAATGAAAATTTCATATATTGGGTTTAAAAACATAATGGGCATTAAAGAGTTAGAGTTTACCCCCGGCAAAGTCACGGTCGTTGAAGGCAAGAACGGTCGAGGTAAAACCAGTGTCCTTCGGGGTATTCAGGCCGGTATTGGCGGAGGGCATGACGCGACTCTGCTTACTGGAGGCCAAGAGAAAGGCGAGGTTGTTATTGTCTTCGATGATGGCATGAAGCTGGAGAAGAAAATTAAACGCAAAAGCTCCAAGGTTTCCCTGACGGACCGCGAGGGCAAAGACATCCCCCGCGCCGCCAGCTTTCTCAGGGAGATCGTTGACGATATCGCCGTCAATCCAATTAAAATATTGACTGCTAACGCGAAGGATCGGGTAAAGCTCTTGCTGGATTCGGTTCCAATGCAGACCCCATTCGACGATCTGGATGCTATCACCGGGGAAAAGCTTGACCGTACTGACACGCGCCACCCTATGCAGGTGATCGACGAAAAAAGGGCTTCGGCTTATGGTGAACGCACCGACAACAACCGATACCTAAAAGAAAAGAAAACCCTTGTCAGTCAAATGCGCGAAGGCTTGCCGTTTAAAGCTGACGAGCGGGATTTTACCGCAGAAGTAAAAGAGCTGGAGGGTAAGCTTTCATTGCTGGAAAAAGAGAACGCGATCGCTAAGGACTCAGCCGCCGACTGGAAGACCGAAATGATCGACCAGCTTCGCGGTGAAATGGAATTCAAAATTAACGAGGCGCGTCAAGTTTTTGATCGCAAGTGCGCGTTGGTTCAAAAAGACCACGACGAGGACATCGCTAAGGTGGTAGAAAAAAACGCTCCGGTTATCGCAGAGTTGAACACCAAGATAGGCGAAACAAAAGCTCTATCTGAGGAGGCCCTGCGCGTCGCCTCATCCATTCAGTACATCAAGGATGGAGAAAATGAGATCAGAGTCCTTGAGGACGAATCAGAGGGGTTGACTGGCGTGATCGAAGCTCTGGACGACCTAAAGGCGAATATGCTAACCCGCCTCCCGGTCAAAGGCCTTGAGGTTAAGGACGGAGAAATATATTTGGATGGCGTTCCTTTCGACAACGTGAACAAGGCGAAGCGGGTACAGTTTGCCTTATCCATTGCGTCACTCAGAACAGCAGAGCTGCCGATTGTTTGTGTGGATAACCTTGAGGCTCTTGATGAGGAATCGTTTGCCATATTCCAAGACCTTGCCTCTAAAACGGATATGCAGTTTTTCGTCACGCGGGTTTCTGAAAGCCCTGAGCTAAACATCGACACCGGGGAGTAGCGCGATGGAGGCATTCAGACGAAGGTGCGGTAAGGTCGGGCATCCGACTAAGGAGTTGGCCCGGAAAGCTTTAAAACTTCTTCGCGGTACAGGGGCAAGGGCTTTTTACCTTTGCCCCGTCTGCGAAGACAGGACTTTTCATTTAACCAGCAAAAAGCAAAGGCGATAATCTATGTCAAGAATAAGAACTATTAAACCGGAGTGGTGGACTCGCGGAGAGGTCTTGGAGTGTTCCTTGAACAGTCGCCTACTGTATTTAGGTATGAATAATTTCGCTGACGACTTCGGGAACATCGAAGGCAGTCCGTTGAGCATCAAGGCGATGGTTTTCCCCGGCGACCCCATGCCGGTCGATGAGGTTGTTGATATGCTCAATGAACTTTGCTTGAACGATCTGCTCACAGAATACACCGTTGATAAAAACGGGAAAGCTAAAACCTATTATAATATAACGACTTTCTTGGAAGACCAGCGCATAGAAAAGAAAGGGAAGGCTCGTTGCCCGGAATACAACCCGGACATGAAGGTTCCCGTATCGGTCCCGGAGGATTCCCCACCCGTTCCCGGTGGTAGTAGTAAGGGAAGGGAAGGGAAAGGGAATAGTATTAAACCCTCTTTGTCCAAGGTTTCAAAATTCGACCTAGCCTTCGCTCAAATGATGATCGACCAGATATCAACCCTTCTCCCTAAACACAACTTTATGGGGGCAACCAAGGAGAAGTGGGGGAACGTGGTCAGGTTAATGCGTGAGGCTGATAAGCTGACCGAACAGGAGATCGAGGCGGTATGGCAATGGGCGCATAAAAACGAGTTTTGGCAGTCGAATATTCTTTCACCCTCTAAGCTTCGGGAAAAGTTTTCCCAGCTTAAATTAAAAATGGAGGCCGACAAACCGGGTAAGTCGGCGGGGCAAGCATACGACGGGATACCGAAACAGGAAGAAGTGGAGGTGAGTCACAACGATATTGTTGCGACGATTAAGGATAAATTTAATTACGCGAATGAATATCTGGACGACCCTGAAATGCCCGCACCGAATGATATCTGGCTTAAAATGGTTGTTGGCAACCTAGTGTTGGAGTATTCGGAAAGGTGGCCTAAAGGCCCTTACATGAGGCAATTCGATAAATCCCTGCAAGAGTTAAGCGATAGAGTAGTGGAGTATGGAGAATGAAATTTGATCGCCAGCCTTTATCCCGTGAACGGACACCGGACAGACTTGGGGAAGACTGGATCGGTGGGCTGGCGGTCTTCAATAGCCTTATGGGCAGATAGATTGTTAGATCATTGCCGGGTAAAACATCTGAGTCGGTTCTCACGTAAAAGCCGCTGTGAGCAGATGGGCGGTCCAGTTAATAAGTCTCAGGCGCAACGTAGAGGCCTGCTGGAAGTTGCAACCCGCCACCCGGCATCAAATTACCGACGATAAAATATTCGCCGGGGCATCTGACAACAAGAGGTTGAGGGGTTAACTCCAAGGTCTTTCCAAGCCTCTCACCTTTCGGGCCGTCAGATGGGCGGGTAGCTCCCATTCAAGCAACCCGCCACCCGGCATCAAATTTGAGTTGTGGCGGTGCGAAGTAGCACTGTGGAGCAATTGTCCTTCAAGCCAATTTGATCGCCTGCCGATAGGCGGGAACAAAGGGACACGGTTAGCGATAAAGCGATGGAGAAATTCAGGCAGTCGCGACACTGTTATCGGAGCTATTGGCCCACAACTCATTCAATTCACCGAAGTAGCTAGGTAAGTCTAACTTTAACGAAAGGGATTAAGATGAAATATTTAATGATTGTTTTATTTGCATTGTTCATGGTTGTACCCGTTCAGGCAGAGCCAAATGATTGGAACAAGGACTACAATATTGACTGCGAAGTTATGCCGGGGCATGAGGCCTGTGCTAATTACGTCCCAATCACTCAAGAAGGGTTCTGTTTGTCTCGCCTGAGAGGTGGATATTTAAGAGCTATTTACAATGAGGATTATTATCTTGCTGACTATTTGTATCAAC